TTTCTCAGCTTCTGGACTATCTACTAATGTCCCTGCCCAAACGTTAGGCTTCTTTAACATATTGGCTAAGATAAACCCTTTGTAATCTTCTCGCTTTGATAGCTTGAAGAAGAAGAACTTATCTTTCCTGTTTTCAAATGCATCTACACGAGCGTTCACTTTACCATTATATTTAATAAAGTCATAATTCGACGTGAAATGACGCTTCAAGGCTAGATAATATATGTAGCATTCAAACGCATCTCTTGTCGAATATATGGATTTTGTCATACTGGCAATCTGCTCAATTTCTCTACCATGTTCAATGTCTCAGCTTCACGATAGATACTGGCCTTAAGTAAGGGCGACTTACGAATGATCTCTCCAACAACTTCGATCTCTAACTCATTTCGAAGAGCATAATCAACAACTGCATCGATGTATGGCACCCCCTGCGAGATGTGCTTAGAAATCTCAGTCATAATATTCTCAGAGTTCAATTGATTGAGTATAGCTAATTCCTTTTTACTACCCATTGAGCACCTTAATCCCTGTCGCCCAGTTCTCAGCGGCATCTTCAGCCCACTGTAGGGACTTACCAGAATGCGTCTCACTGCTAATCAAACTGCCTCTAGGATCATAATACTCGATCAACCAACCATCGTCAGTCTCATAGATCAGTGCTTGAGCTTTACCGTCTTCCTGCAACTTAAATGTAGTGCTAACTAATTTAGACATTGTTGTCTCCTAGCTAATAGTTTCGATTAATGCTTCTATGTCTTCGATCTCAGAGATCAACTCAGATACGTTTTCTTTATGAAAGATTTTAGCCATCTTAGAGAGGTACTTCTTGGGAATTCCAACATCTTCAGACAAAGACTCAACAGCGTCTTTAATGAAATCACGCTCGGCATCGATACGAGTGAATGATGCACTAATTTCGTTCATAGCGCCTTTGATACGTTGTACATCTTTATCGGATGATGGGATGATGATTGAATTTGTCATTATATAGTCCTATATCAATTAGTGAAGAAAGGTGGTTCGTTTAGAGAATCCATCTCAAGGTGAACCAAGCCTCCTCCTTTTATACTACAGTAGCTTTAACATCCTGTCCAGGTGATACCATACCTCAATTCCATTTCAAAAAATGCCCCTTAGTTCTGTTGCTAGGATGAGGCTGATCCCCGGTTGACTATGCCGCTAGGGCGTAGTTACCATGTGCAAAATTATTATCGTTTGCGATTATTTTATTAGCTTCTTTAGTCGGGAACTCCCAACCCTTACAGTCTTTAGCATTGACTGATTCTCCACATAACCTCAACCGTCTGTCGAATCTGCGTCAGCCCCATCATAAAAACACTAAACAATGCTCTTATGGTGGAGCTGTCGGGTGCTGCCCCCGAGTCCAAACAAATCTACTTTATGCTTCTACGAATGTTGTTGCAAGTAGCTATTATAACAGTATTCTAGCTAGTTGTCAAGTGTTTACTTAATTGTTTTACCTGGTGAACCAATCATTACTTTAAATATATAACTGTCACCTAATTCTCGAAAGTAACCATATGGTCTAAGCTCTGGATATTTCTCTAAAGTCTTGACTGCATCAGATGGTAAATCACGACTAACATTCTTCTGATAGTCCTTTATAGTCATTACACTGTCTGGGGCAGCAAGTTTCGCTACTGCGTCTGCTCTTTGAATATACGGCTCAAGTACTGACCAAGGCACTAGTTTCATCAATGCGCCCAATGCTGCCTTACTCTTCTCTCCGTATGATCGAGTGATATCTTTTGCTAGTATCGACTTAAGATGCTTTCTAGCGTAGTCAGAGCCAGTGCTACCCATTGCTACAGACTTACGACCACCTTTGTCTTTATACAATATCACTGCTTCTACAGTGCCTTTATTGACAACCATCTTCCACATAGGAATCTTCTTTATCATGGCGTCTACACTTTCAAAGCCGCTACTCTTGAGTCCACCTATAGAGGCATACGACTTTTGAAGCAGATCAAAGACTTGCTTACCGTACTGTGTCTTTAACTCTACGTCTCTATCACCAACAGCATTAATGAACCGCTCGTTTATAAAGCTTTTAAATTTCTTCGTTTCCATAGTTCAATCCTGACAATTCTACTAAATATTCGATGTCTTCGAGGCGATCTTCTAAGCTCTCGTAACGGTGTGAACCGCCCTCAGTGACAATTACTTTGTAGTATTTAGTTAAATAGTCTTCGCTGTCTTTGTAGTTGAAAAGGGCATCATCTTTCTCTAGCAGTACTAGACCCCAAGCATTCGTAGCGATAGGAAGATAAGCATCGACTATGCTTCGATCAATTGGCAACATGAGATGACCACCAAAGTCTAGCGCATTCTCTGTAACTTCTACGTATTTCTTGAGAGAAACAGCAGGAGTCATTGCGGGGTTTAACATAACTACTGGAACACTAATACTAGCACCGACATGAGACGCTAGCCAAGCACCCATAGAACAACCAACGATCAGATCAACATTCTCTTTTATTGCCCAATCACTGACTTCATCTATGAGGACGTTACCTCTGTTGTAATCGACATCAAGACCGACTACTTTACCTAAGAGTTCAAGTGCTTTGACTTTATTGTTCTCTTTGAAGTAACTGTTATATCCATGTAAATACGCTATAATCATAGTAAGTTCTTCTCAATTAAGTAACTATTATATCAATAATAGCACCCATTGTCAAGTGTTTATTTATAGGTATTGTAGTGCTAATACAGCAACAGCGATGATAATGGCAAATTGAAACAGAAATCTTAAAACAGGCATAATATACTCTCAACTCGATTAATTAAGTAGCTATTATATCAACAATAGCACCCATTGTCAAGTGGTATTTCATCTTTATTTGGTGCGGATGGAGAGACTCGAACTCTCACATCTTACGATACAGGTACCTAAAACCTGCGGGTCTACCAATTCCCCCACATCCGCATTAAGTAGTAATTATAGCACTATTTCAGCTATCTGTCAAGTAATAAGATCAATTCCGATATAGGCCGCAGAAAATATTGCTACCCACACTAGACCCTTAGCGAGAAAGAATGTGAATGTGATCCATGCTACTAGCTTTGCTTTATTCATAATTACCCTATGGTATATTTTAACCACTCTTTAAACTCTTCTAGATTGCCTACATCTAGGCCATCAACCATTATCTGTGGCACCATCTCAGCACATGGAAATAAATCCATTAGCTCGACTAAATCATAGTCTTCTCCCAGATCCAAGAACTCTACATCTAATCCTGCGAATGTAGCCCAAGCATACATTGCGGCTGAATTATCACTTCCCTTTAGACCATAGATCGTGGCCTGAGGTGGTAATCTATAGCTTAATATCTCGTCTATTAACTTTATATGGCACCCCACTTACTTTGATTAATTCTTCTTCAAGTTCTGGAAACAAACATTTTTCAACAAACACATCCACATCATCTTCATCAAGACCGAGTGACTTCATTACACGAGGTGTATGAGGATTCTGTTTCTGATAGTGTGCGTATCTGTTTTGAGCAAGTCTGCCTTCTTCTCTATCCGCTGTGCTTCTATGCTCGCCTACATTGTTCAGATAGTATAGCAAAGATTGCTCAACTGCATCAGATATCTGGTTTATCTCGTCTTGCTCTTTGACCATCCCTGCCGCTATCATTCCATCACTGAAGATCGCTTGCGCCCATTCAGGAAGCTCACGCTCTCTTTTCCATTCCAGCTTTGATGAAATATTCCCAAACGTCTTGATCATTTCGTGATCAGGATTCGTTGTCGCTGATAGATCACAGAATGCTCCTGTCATCTTGTTGGGACCCGCTATTACATCGAATCCAAAGATAGGAGCATCACTGTCTGTGTGAGGGAATACGCAAACGTGCATCATCCAGAGCTTACTAGACTCTCTCATATCGACTACATCAATATGGGCTCTTCTATAGTTCTTACTCGTCCAGACTCTGTTGACCCAACCCGGTTGATTGAATCGCTCCATACCCTCTTCTTGGATCTCTGTTCCAGTGAACTTAAATAACTCAATGATATCGTTCTGGATATCAATTAATCTGCTCCATATCATACTATTCATCATCGCCCTCGCGTAACACGAACCAGATCCACATGAGCACTAGCGCAACTATAACAACTTGTATGTCCATCAGGCTAAGTATGCCATAATCGAAGTGGCTATCATAGATACAGTAATGCCTATAATGATTCCCTGCAATAGTGTGAGACTATACATCATTCGATCAGTCGATGCATCGATTCTATCAAACGCTTCTATTACGCCTTCATACGCTTTGTCTAACTTCTTCGCTGATTCAGTTTTTTCTATCATACTAATTCTCCAAACAATCTAATTGCATATTCAAAACAGATATTCGCTTCATCTGCCATATCATCGTTAAGTATAGCACGAACTTTCGACTTTAGCAAGTCTTTTTCGTCAAATTTATACATCATTCCTGAACCTGGTACTCTCTTCGCTATCATAGCTCCACCGTACATATCGCCAAAGTGACGTACATACATATGCGGAATCAATGCAAACGTATCTTCAAGCGTCTCCTCTTCAGCGAGTGATCTAAGGCTTACTTTATTTTCGCAGTAAGTCATATATTCAAGCGTAGACGGCATTATCAATTCATCAAAAAACCAATGGCCATGAAGCTCTTCTAGCTCTTTCATATCCTCGTCTATCAGGTGACTTCTCGCTATATTCTGAATACCCAGGCCAAACAAGGGAAGTCTAATCTCAAGTGCTGTGTATATTAGTTTTTGATTTGCTAGATATTTGTAGTACAGAAAAGGATCGATTGACCCGCTCATTAGAATGCTCGCAAACTCTTTACGCTCGGCATTCCTATGGTTATCTTTAGTAAGCTCTTTAAGACTCATTTTGTGACCTCAAGTTCATTGTATATTATATGTATATTCAGTTAAAAATTACATTCAGCAATTCTGGTGGTAATGGTCGTGCAATAGTCGGGGTGACGCATACTTCTGAAGTAGGAATAGACTCCAACCCATTGTAAGACGTAGCCACAAAGCATATCTCGACATTACTCTGAGCAGGATAGTTGCGGACAAAGCTTGGATTTGCGTCTCCTGCAACAAAAAGCATATTGTCTCCAGTTACATCATACACCCTATATTCAGTAACAGGTTCGCATATCGAAGATGTTGTCGTAGTCTCGCAATCAGTAACGGCAGTCATTGAAAAAGAGAACGTAGCAGCCTGAGAAGATAATGATAAACTCAAGGCTAATATTGATAGTGATATTCTTTTCATTAGTATTCCTCTATAAAAGTGAGCAGTTAAAATACCTTATAAATGTTTCCTCACTAGCATATGGGGACAAGCAAGCAGTTATAACTTCAGGCTCATCGCAATGAATAGCATATGCTCCATAATTATTAAACAAACTATCATCAATATATAGAGACTTAGATGGATCGGATATATAGCCATTGATGTCTCGTGTGTATACCTCTACTCTCCAGTCGCCTGCAGGTATTGATACTATAACTTCAGAGAAATTACCTACAACAAAGTCGATAGTGTTTGATGCATTTACATCAGCAAACGTCAAATAGTATCCGTCTATCTCTTCTACAGGCAAATCTTTTCCGCTTTCAGTGTATATTGGATGAGCCCACGATACAGTCAAGAACTTCCATACATCGCTTTCATGCACTGGAATATCGACATCCACTACAACTTCTTGCTCTTCGTGTGGCTCGGCACATCCAAATAGAAATGTGACTAATACTGCTATAAGCGATTTCTTTATACACATTCAGCTATTTATAAAATATGTGAGAATCAACTCGACTTGTCTTGATGTAAGATGATGCCCAGTAAGGCTTAACATAAGACGCATGATACATAACAGCACCGTCTGTGATATCACGTTGAACTCCATACGCAACTATTATGCTTGCGCTTAGTTCTTCAATAGCTTTAAACGCAACCATATCGTGTATCGTATCAGACTTGCCGTCACAGTACCAGCTAAACTGACACTTGTTTCGCTTAGGTCGACCCTTTGAGTCTACGTGAGCTTGATAGACTACATCGCATACAGTGTCTGGATATCGCTTATCTTGGACTCTATTCATCGTAACAAGACCAACTGCTTCTTGTCCTAGTGGTGATTCGCTTCTGGCTTCATGATAGATATTCAATGCTAAACACTGTAGCTGAGAATAGTACTCGTCCTCTTGCTCAACTAACTCTACGATGTCTTCTTCGCTCTGAAGAGACTCTACTACAGCCTCAGCGACTGGACGTGCTACTTCTGTATAATCTTCGTACAGATAGTCATTGACTTTATTGATGATTCCATACAACATAAACACAACTACTATAGTGATAAACGCT